ACTCAGCAAACTTTCACCTGCTTCGTTTTTCGTAAAATAATCTCGTAATTGCATAATAATTACCTGTGTTGTTGTTGTGGTAGGTTGATCGCCATATCACTTTACCACGAAAAAATTTAGTTTAATGTTTTTGTTGGCCTTGCTCCATGTGCCAATAGGTTGATAAGAAAACCACTATCGTCCCGGATGAACTCAAATTCCCATTCCATAGGCGGCTCTGCCGCGTTCATCTGGATCTCGGAAATCTGTTTTTTTAGTTCCGCCATCATCATTAGATGGCCCTTGCTGGCAGCCTCAATCTGGATAGCCAGTGCCGCGATACCTGGATCCGGGGCTGGTGGTGCTGGCGGCGGCTCTGCCTTCGGGAGCTGTACCGCGTCCGGATTCTTCTCCAGTCTCTTCGGCTTCGCAGCCTGGCGCTTCTGGGCATTGAACTTCGTCCCGGCAGCACCCTCGATGGATGCTCCAGTCTCAAGGGCCAGGGAATTCAAATCTGATTTTGTCTTTACCTTTTTTGAGAAAACCATTAGATACACTTCCTCAAGTCTTTCAACGCCTGGACCCGATTATCAAACTGGTTCATAGCCTGGCCGGAGTCAATTGTAGCAGTATAGCTCTTGCCTGTATCTTCGACTTCGACCTGGTAGGAAACGTCCTTGCCGGCCATTGCCGCGTATGGATCACCGCGCCTGGCCATGAAGTCAGAGCTTTCAGCATCGAGGCCCTGGGCATTAACCGAACGAACCTGGGAAGGGTCGAATACCACTGTGGTCGTACCAACCTCGGATCCTTCCCCGGACGTAGTGGAGAAATCGTCCACGACATTTTTGATGATTACCGAATCGTGGCCGGCGTTCCTGGCATCCTCGATCGCGTCCGTAAACTGGTCCCAATATTCACCTTTCGCGTCCAGCCTTTTCGGGTTTTGCGTCTTGAGGTAAACCGGAATAACATGACCACCAGACTCGCCTAGTCTGGTAGGGGTCGCGTACCCACTTCCAACCACAGGCGAGGAAGAGAAAGCAAATCCTGGCCCTCTGAGCAATGACCCGCCCTTGGTTCTGGCTCCTATACCCAGGATCCCTTGGACTTGCTTAACCGCATCACCCCTGGCCGAAAAATTCTTCCATTTATATTTCTCATGTTCCAAGGTCCACGGCCCTTTGCGAGGTGAATATCCTTCGGGTGGCGGGTTTATATTTTCCCACTCATTTATCCTGGTTTGGACCATAGCTTGATATTCAGGAAAATCCTCTTGTATTTTCGGCGTGCCAAACTCTGTAAAATTTCGGACAGTTCCGTGATACATCACCTGGCTGGTATCAAACCCCTGGTCCTGGAGTCGCTGGATCCTCGGGCCTTCGCCTCGCCTCGCCAGCATGTCCTGGGGATCGAACAGATCGGTCTCGCCATACTCGGTGCCAACCTTACTTTTAGCTGCCTCGACGATATCAGCCTTGGTTATCGGCGCGAGATCGAACAGGCCTTCCTGGCTCTGGGATTGCAATTCACTTTCCAGGGCATTGGCCATTGCAGTAAACCCGAGGCCCATTTTCCTGGCAGATCTCGTACTACCTTCAATGAATGTAGCGATCTGACCGACGACCGGATCCACACCACCGAACAGACCGCCTTGATCGACTTCCTGGCTGATACTGGATCCTTTCGCTTTAGCCTGGCGCAGGAGATCAATTGCACCTACCAGGTCCGAAACAATATCGAGCTTGCCGAGATCTTCGGTGACCGCACGCGCCCGAGCAAATGCCGGGGCTGCCTGGTTCAATGCACTCAGGACATTCTTGATATCCGGATCCGCTTCCTCGGCAGTCAGGGCCAGCAGCTTTTCACTGCCATAGGCTTTGTAGAAAACTGCGGCCTGGACCCGATCGGCAAACTGCTTGGTCCACCGACCGTCCGGCGTCGATAGTCCGCCGACTTCAAGATCTCCCAACCTGGATCCAAACTTTTTCAGGAATGACTGGTTCGATGCCGCCAGGATATTACCCCGGTCGGATGGCGCGTATAGCATCATGTCCTTGTCGGTAATCCGCTTCGCGTCAGCCCTGGCGTTCTCGGTCGGCGTCATCGGAGCGGTGCCGGCCTGGTTCGATTGCCGGGCGAACTCGGCTCGCTCGTCCATTGTCATGTCGCCCTGGCGTACCCGCACCAGGACCGGGGCGTCCATCGCGTCTATCTGGGCCTCTGTGAGGCCGTAGGAGGCCGCGTTTTGTTTCAGGTACTTCCGGTAGGCCGTACCCTTCTTTGTCTGGTGCGCCCTTAAAATCGCCAGCGTGCGACCGTTTCCTGACTCGACAACTCCATCGGGCCCGACAATGGGAGATCCGCCATTCGATTGGCCGTTATCATCCAGGAGCTCGGGCCTTAAATTATTCGCGATTTTCTGGATCTGGAGCATCGAGGATCCTTTCTTTCGGTTCCTCGGTTGCAGCTCTTTCGGATAGGCAGGATTGACAGCTCCATCCTGGTCATTGGAAATCGTCAGCGCGGATCCTTCGACGACCGAGACCTTGGCTTTTATCTCGGAGTCAATCGCCGGGATATAGATCGATGTGGTTTTGCCGGTTGGCTTGGTTAGCGGGAGCTCCCTGGCCTCGCGTTCCTTTGTCTTGGCAAAAGACTCTTCATTCTGGATCCGGACCTGATCGGAAAACTTCATGCCCTGCTTCCAGGCCGGCGTGCCTTCCAGCTTGTTCATGGCTCCCTGGGCGGACGTTCTGTATCCATCGACCCACAGCGCATCCAGGGCCTCTTGTTCGCTGTTGTAAACCTGGTGCCCGGAAAAACTACTCTTGTCGTAATTCTGGACCCGGAACTTACCGGGCTCGCTTGCGTCCGGTAGGACCACAGCAAATCTCTTGCCATCTGTACTCTGGGCCTCGATGCCGACTATGTTGCCGGCATTAGAATCCTTGAGCGTCTGGATCTCGGTTTCCTTTTTCTCACGGAGCTCGGCAACATGGGCCTTGAACTCGTCCTTCGTTTTCTTCTTCGGGGTTTTCAGAGCCTCCTGCTTCGGAAACAATCTACGGCTCGGCGTGCTGTTCTTGAAGAAACCTGATTTCAGTTTTGTTTTGAAGTCATCGAACGCATACGTCTTGATATCGCCGACACCCTTCCAGTCCTTTTCGTAGTTGGCCAGGTAAACCTTTTCGGCTTCCTCGGCAGATTTCACGCCCAGGATAACCTTGTGCTCGTCGGGCTGCCCGGTCTCCGGGTCAACCTGGTCGATTACAAATACTTCCTTGGGCTGCTCGGCCATGTCCGGGCCGACAAATACATCAACTTCGTCACCATCGAAAGCATCGGTGCGTTTGAAATAACCGTATGAATTTTTCAGGGCTGGCCATTCCGGCTGGCGTTTGGATCCAGCAGGATTCTCGATCGCGATATCCATCCCGGAAAGCCAGGGCACGGTCTTTGAATCGAGCGGACCCTTCTTGTAGTTGCCGGCTTCTTTCTGCGCCTCGGTCGGTTCAGTCAGATCATTCTTCGGGCTGGTGGCAGCCTCGTTGGCAACCTCGTCGATTATGGCATTGAGTTCTGCGCCTGGTGGGGAGGTGGGGACCCCCTGGGGACCCTCGGTTTCCGCGCTCGCCTTCGGCCCGAAAGTCTCTTCGGTTTTGGCAGCAACCGCAGGAGTACCGGAAACATCAACTATCTCAGATACATACTTTTCGCCGCTTGGTGTTTCGTCAGTGGTGATAATTCCGTCATAACCATCCTCCCGGATCGCTTTTGTTAGTTTTTCTCCAGTAGCTCCGTAGCGATCGCTGAGTACATTTTTCCAGTTTCCTTTTTCCCCGTAACTACCGACAGAATCAATTACCAGCGGATTCTTAAACTCTTGATCCCCATATTCAAAACCCGAGTCGGGGCCCAATTTATTTTTCTTGCTAACACTGTTTATATATCGTCCAGCCGGTTCAATATCCTGCCCGAACTCTGAACCCATATCAGGAGCTTTTTCGGTATTCCTACCATAGTGAAATTTTATTGGCCTACCTGTTTCGACTTCATCCGGGCGCAATTCTGTTTCGACAACCGCGCCGGCTCCGCCTGGTGGTGGAGCTCCAGGTGGTTTCTTATCGTCTGGTGGTGGCCTGGTGAAATCAACCACATTATCAGACAGCCCTGTAGGCATATCGACCGGGCTTTCCTGGCCGTATGGATCCGGCGCCATCATCGCGCCTACCAGGCCCTTACCGCCGAATACTTCCTGCTTGATGTTATCGGCAACGAGATCTATATCCAGGGAGTCGGTAACAGGTGGGCCGGTTGGTGTCAGGGATCTCACGGCCTGGGCCTGGGCCTCTGGCGATCCAGGGGGTCTAGGCTCGCTCAGTTTCGGAAAGGTTGAGTCTGCGATTTTACTGCGAGCTCCTTGCACGATGGAACCACCACCGACCATGCCCGTAGTCACGATCGCAGTTGGGAGTGCTTGCTGGCGAAACGCCTCACCAATACTGATTTTCCGATCGGTCAGACCAGCTTCGAAATCCACCCGGTTCTGCCCCCAACCTGTTGCGGTCTCAGTTGATTGCTCACCGGCCTGGGTAGCGAGATACCTTTCGGCAATCTCGGCGGCACGCGCATTGAATTTCTGGAGCCTGGTTCCCTTTCCAAGCCCCCTCAATGGCTTCGACAATGCCCGGATGATTACCAGGTTACTCAAGGATTCCGGTATGGCTTCCCAGGCACCGTATTCGTTGCCCAGGTAATTATATTCGTCGTACATTTTTTTGTACTCAGCCTGGGGCATTTCTTTTTGATTTATTTCTTCATAAATACTCTTGGCTAATTCCATTTTTCGATCCATGAACTCGTCTTTCTGGCCACGGAAGGCAACCGTTCCGCCGGCACCAGCGGCAGCGGTATAGCCGGCAAACGGGTTCTTGGTGACAGCAGTAGCAGCAGCAAACGCGCTGGAAGAGGCCACTATAGAAGTCAGGCTGTATCCGATACTCTTGCCGATCTCGTTGATCGTTTCGTAGTTTGGATCCGGGTCCTTTATCTTCTCGGGCTCGGTGAAATGGATTGCCGCGTCCAACCAGTTATCGTCGTCAATATCTTCATCGCCACCACGGATAGACCGAAGCACGGTATTGGCCATTGCACCAGGCACGCCAGGCAATTGCTCGCTAACGATACCCGCGCCTTCCGCGAACGCCCGGATCGGTGCTCGACCCTCCGGGTTTCCCATGTCCCGGCCATAAATACTCGGACGCATAGAGTCATAGATTTCATCAATCGAGACCCCATCGCGCCTCGCCATACGCCTCGCCATCAACTCATTCGACGCCCTGGCTCGATGCGCCTCGCCACCACTAAAGAAGTCCTGGACCGAATCCCAGACACTCGGCTCGGCAGACCTGGCCTCCGGTAACGGGCTGCCATCAGCAGTGTAGGGTGATGGAGTGTCTTCCGGTAGTTGCTCGGGCGCAGGTGGCTCCACAGGATCCGGCTCGTCCTCCATGAACGAGTCAACAGGATCGGGCTCGTCTGCCATAAACGAGTAGTCGAGCGTTCCCTTCTGCTCTTCATCCTCGTCAAAAAATGAATAATCCAATAAAGCCATTTTTAATATTCAGTTATTTAATTCTATTTAATGGAATTCCAGGTTTCTTCGATCTCGGCCATCTTGCCCTGGCCGTACTTCTCAACCATTATCCGTTCGAATTCTTCTCTGCCCATTCTCTTTTTGCCAACCATCTTGGTGTCATCAGGGACCTGGCTGGCAACGATGCCACCGGCTTTCGCTTGTGGATTCGGAGTAGCAACCTGGGGAGCAGCCGCAGCCTCGACAGGAGGGGCATCCTGGCCATAGGCGGTTGCGGTCTCGGTCCCTGGTTCGTCGCCTCGCTCTTTATTGGCTATCCGTTGCGCCTCGTCCCTGATCCACTGCTTGCGACCGCCGGCTCCGGGGAAATCGGTAGAGTCCAGACTCATAATCCCGGCCTTTTCACTAGCATTGGCTTTCGCCTGCGTCCGATGCTTCGATGTGATTTTCGCATTTTCCGGGATCTCGCCTTCCGCTATCCATTCTTTCTGGCCGCTACCTTGGTCAGTCAGACGACCGACAGGAATATTTGTCAGCGCGTTGATCAGGACCATATCTCCTGTATCCTCGTCCTTGACTTGCTTGAGTGCGCCGTGAGCAATCGCGTTGGCCACATCTTTGGGGTATCCAGCAGCGATTAATGCGGCAGCATCCTGCATGTTAGTGGTGTCATCATTGCCAGCCGCTGCCTCTGCCCTGGTGTCCGCAACCGCCTGGCGACCCGCTATCTCATCCTTGACCTGCTGTTCCTTCGCTTTGGCCTTTAGTTTATCGGCAGCAATTTGAGCCTTGGTTTGTGTTTCAGCCGCAACAGCATCAGTCGTAACTTTCGTTGCAGCCGCAACAGCATCAGTCTTAACTTTCGTTGCGTCCCTGGTGGTAAGAAATTTCTCCCCGGACAGGCGTTCGTTTTTCCTGAACTCGCTCTCGCGTAGGAAATCCGCCTCTTCGCGTTCCTTTGCGAGTTTGTCAGAAAGCATCATTTTACCGGCGTCAGCCATACCTTGACCCACGCCTCCCAGAAACCCTGCGATAATCCCGCCCATATTAGTATCCCCCTTGCATTGCGCCACCGACAAGGCCAGGCTGCTGTGGATTGACAGCCTGGGATACCCCGGCTGCGAGTGGTGTTTTCTTGGGCACGCTTTTACCTTCGGATTCCAGGCCCTCTTCAACTTCCTGCTTGGCGATCTTCTGCATTTCCGGGCTGATCTCATTAGCGGAAATCATGCCATCACCGTAAAACTTAACCCCCCAGAGCATCGCGTCAGCGAGTTCTTTTTCCTCGTCCTCCGGGCTGTCGTACTGGAATACCTTGTTAGCCGTGCCCAGGTCATTCAGGTCGCCGGCAATCTCTCCAGCGGCATGGATCGCCACATCCCCGGCAATCTCTCTGCCTGCTTGCTTGCTCGCATCCATTAATGACTTAACCAGCATGGATCCAACCTTGCCAATTCCCTTCGCAGGGCTCTCGCTGGTCCCGAGCATTTTCAGAATCTTCTCGCGACCCTGGCCGAATATCATCTTCCTGGCACGAATGGTCAGCAGGTCATAATCCATCTGCTCGTCTTCCGTGGCGTACTCATTACCATCTGCATCCGTTTCGGGACTAGGGTCCGGAGTACCGCCAAACCCGCGAGGGTTCTCAGTAGAGTCTGGGGGGGCGTGCATAGCCATATTAACCTCGTTGAGCGTTTTGCCCTTGTTGGATAAGTTTCGTTAATTCATCTCGCGGCACCGAGACTTGTTGGGGCTGCTGGCTTTGAACTGTCTGTGGGGCAACTTGTTGGCTGGCGACTATTGGTGCTGTGGTTGCTGACTGTGCAGGAGCCTGTGCAGCAGGCGCCGATGGGGAAGCAAGAAGGCTCTCGGTTGAAGGTTTCCTGCCGGCATAGTTTCCTTCGGAATCGTAGCCCATCAATCCGCGATTCTTTCTCTCTTCCGCCTCGCGCTCCGCCTGTTTGTCTTCCAGGTATCCGCCATAGGCGCCGGCTGCACCCTGGCCGAGCATCATGGTGGCCATAGGATTCGCTTTCAACCAGGATAACATGCCGGTCTCTGCCGCTGCCGCCGGAGCGACTGCCGCTGCCGCCGGAGCGACTGCCGCCGGAGCGACTGCCGCTGTGTTGGCGGCGAACGTCGAAGACTCTGCCGCCATTTCAGCGCCATGCTCGACCAGTGACTCACCAAAAGCTGTACCGGCCTGTTCGCCTATCGGTACGGCGGCACTGGCTCCAGCCTCGGCCAATGGAGTTGCTACTACGTTTGCGGCAGATTCAACAGCGGCAGATTCAACAGGAGCCGTAGCCCCGAAAAACGTAGTTGTCTGCGACCACATCGTCGATGCACTTTGCGACATTGCCGAACCTAGCCCGGCCTCCGGTGCCGCGAAATAAGCCGATGCCGTGCCGGCTGTAAACCAGACCGCCGCAGCAACCACAATTACTTTAAAGACATCGCTTTTGAATACTTTTTTAATCGCCTTCGCAATTCCAGACATGATCAAATCCTCTTGTAATAAATACCGCCGACTCTCGCCAGGCCGAAACTCTCATATACTTTCCCGATTCGTTCCGGATCCCCGGTGCCGCTGGAGATCCCGAGCGAGATATAAGCTACCTTGGGCTTTGCCTTCGCCCAGGTCATAAATCTTTTCAGTAGTGCCGGGACCAGGTGACGATACTTCTCCCGCACATAAAAAGCCACATCTGTCGCGCAACGACTGTTGCTGAAAAACAGGTCGTCGATCAACCCGAATAAAAATCCCTGGGGCTTGTCATCGTCATCAACTATCAGGAATACGGATCCATGCTTGTGGCCCATCAGCCCGGCAACAAATAACCTGAACTTGGTTTCATCGGGCTTGATATCCGCATACACACTATGCGCCAGGAGCTCGCTCCCGAGCTTGCAGATCTCGTCAATGTCCGGTATGTCAGCTAATCGAATATGGTTCATTAGAAAGAACCGCCGGCATCGGGGCCGTCATCAGCGCCAGCATTACTGGCATCGTTAGCATCACCGCCACGACCATTACCACCGCCACCGCCACCGCCACCGCCACCGCCCTCGGCGCCGTCCTGTCTGTCTGATCCGCCACCGCCGCCACCGCCGGCACCGGGGCCAGGAAGGCCACCGCCGCCAACATCGTCAGCGGGGGGCGTAGTAACTCGATCCGGGGTAAAGTCGAGGCCCCAGTCCCAATCACTAAATGTTGACAAAAGATCCTGGTAGACCGCGAGCTCTGCATCCCGGTTATCCTGGGCCATCTCGATCGCGGCTGCCTGCTGCGCTGCTGTCCGATCAGAAAGCCCGATCTCGGTAATCTGCGCCTGGGTATCGCGAATGATATTGTTCATGGTCGAAACCATTTGCAGCTTCATTTCATCCGAGAATTTTTCATTGTTCAGCGCGGTTTCAAACTGGAGTTTCAGATCCGCGTCCAGGACCATTTCGCTTTTCTTGAGTTCACTCTCCAGGGTAGCAAGACTCTCGTTGAGACCGGCGCTGGCCTCATCTCTCGCGATGTCGAAACTGTGGAGCGTGGCATCTCTTTTCGCATCCAGGTCCGCGAGCTGTTGATTTTCCTCGGCAGTCAGCTCGGCCAGTTGATCGTCACGCTTCGCTTCCAGCTCGGCGAGAAGTGTGTTCTCTTCATTCGTGAGGCTGGAGGTGAGGGTAGCTTCTTCACCTCTCAGCTCTGACAACCTGGTATCCCTGGTCGCTTCCAGATCCGCCAGGGCAGAATCCCTTTTCGCTTCCAGATCGGCAAGCTGCTGGTTCTCTTCTGCTGTTAATTCGGCAGTGGCGGAATCGCGTTTCATTTCAAGCTCGTTGAGCAATGTACTCTCTTCCCTGCTCAGTCCGGACAGAGCTATATCGCGCTCCGACTCCAGGACAGCCAGGGCAGCATCACGCTTCGCTTCCAGGTCAGCAAGTTGCTGGTTCTCTTCGGCAGTCAACTCATGCAGTCCTTTGTCGCGCTTCATTGTCAGGTCGTTGAGGATGGTATTCTCTTCACTGGTCAGCTCGCTTCCTAGCGTCATTTCACCCTTTTTCAATTCACTCCCGATAATCGCTTCGCCGGTCCTTAACTTGCTGTCATGGCCTGCGGCTTCCTTATTCAGGTCCGTATTCTGACGATTCTCCAGGAACCTGTTTTCATCAGCCTGGTTGTTAATCCTGGTGTCGGTAAATGTTTTAGCGTCTTGCTGTGCGATCGGCAATGACGCCCTGATACCAGCCTCGACGCCGGCAGCGCCAGCCATCGTGCTATTAACTAAACCTCGGGTATTGGCCTCGCGTTGAGCGTCCTTCCGATTCAGGTTGGTGTACTTGCTGTCCTTCAAATTGAGGTTGGTCATCCGGTCTTCGACAGTCTCAGTCGCGGAGTCAACCTGGGTAGTCACTGGCGTAGTAGTCGGCGCCTTGAACTCGGTTGCCGGCTTATCAGGACCGGCACTATCGACTGGCCCCTGTTGATGGGTGTTATCTGCCTTTGGCTGAAATCTATCATTCGGGTCCGCTCTCACCGGAACTGCCGCTCTGTTTACACTATCTATAATCGCCATTAGGTTACACCTATACCTTAAGATTCTCTCTTATGTTGGTCAATTGATTATTAAGATTTTCAATATGTTTTATTTATCCAAAATCTAATTTGAAACAATGACTTTTGAAGTATTAATAGACGCAGGTCTTCCGCCTGCAATGCATATTTTCCCACTAGGATGATAATCTATGCAATCATATCTCCAATCTGCCACGTCCCATTTGGGGTGATCAGTTTCTTCTGCCCAAGTAATACCATCATCTACAGAAGACATTATTCGAGCTTTATTATCAGAGCTTAAACCTACTGCAAGAAACCCTCCAGGAAAACTAGTAATGTCATTTAATGCCCCAGCATTGCCACCTGGAAAAAGAGGCGATCTATCTGTCCAAGTACTTGTAGGATCAGTTGCAGTTAAAATTTCAGCTCTATTAGGACTACCATGACACACACCAACAGCACACCAAGTACCTGTACCTGTATTATAAGCTACAGACAGTAAATTATTAGATAAGGGTGTATCACGCACAGTAAATGTAATACCATCTGTACTTGTTACAATTGTCAATGACAAATCGCCCCCACCAAAATGTGATATGGTTCCAACGTAAACACCATTACCGTAATCTGCTTTTTGGGTAAAGGATAAACCGCCTGTGTCAAAAGAGTTTCTTACCGTCCAGGGATCACCGTCAGGACTGGAAAGACCTAACAAATTTCCAAAGTCATCATCAGTCATGGCTATGAATTGTCCTCCTGGGCCAGTATAAACTGCACCTGAAGGTATTTGATCATCATGTGCAGCACCTAAAAACGCCCAATTGGCTTCACCTGCATTAGTTGTTGTTCTAAAATCAAAACTATTGTTGGCAAACAAAGCTAAAAATTGTGATAAGTCTGGATCCCATGCTAAACTGTATGGATGATAGCGCGACACACCTCCAGTGCCACCCACAGGTGTAGTACGATGAGTCCAAACATCCCCCTCAGGAGAACTCCATGCTCCATTATCTGACCCCGCATCAGTATTAGCTCCTATACAATTCCAAATGCCAGCTGGATTTACTTTCATAAAACTAATATATCCTCCCAAACCAGTAACAGTTCGATCAGTAAAGGAAAACGAAGGCACTCTAAATCCTGCCGCCATTAAAGCGCGTTGTGCTGAAAATTGAGGCACTACTGTCTCCCTTTTTTTGGTGATGGCTCGACGGCGACACCATCTACGAATAAATTTAAAACAAGCCACATTAAGCCATATCCAGGCCGGCCGCAAAGCCGTACCAAGTTGTTCCGCCATCGCGGGTAACGAAAGTAACAAGGTCTCTACCACTTGTCCATGCAGGCTCAATAGCCGAAGGCCAATCCACACTAGTCGGCCATGTAAGGGTGGCTCCGTCAGCGCCAAGTAATTCCATAGTAAAGCTGGTTACTCGACCAGTAGCAGCAGGGTTACTGAAGACGAATGTTATCACCGCAGCACCTAAGTCAGCGGAGGGGTAGAAGTATGTCGCTACCGCTGTATTAAGGGTTCGTGTTCCTGTAGTGGCGGTGTACTGATCGGCATCTTCACTGTACCCACCATTTAAAGCAACCTCGGCATTGAAGTCCTGTTTGGCACTCCAGGTATGTGCATTGGCTACTAAATGCGCTGTGAATACACTGATATCCATGCGCTTGATTGAGCCGGCATCACTTACAAGAATTTCATCTGTAGTCGCCAGGCCGGATGTTAATGCCCCTGACATTCCAGAGATCAGGTTGTTCAGGTCCAGCCGTTTCAGAACACCACCATCATTGACCAGCAGCTCATCGGTGCCGAGAATACCCGAGCTTAAATTCGTCTTCCCTGAAATAGCGGATGGCTGTAAAGTCAGTGCCGTTTGCCCGGTTGCATCACCTGTATGCGTGGGTATGCGGCTGGCGCCGAGTAAGCCGGTAGTAATCTTAGAGGCGTCCAGGCTCGGTATACGAGCAGCGGCGAACGTACCAGCGGTGATCTTGCTCGCGTTTAGGTTGGGGATCCTGGCATCGCCAAATGTGCCCGTTGTGGTATCGCTGGCATCGAGGGCCGAGATCTCCCCGGCAGTGTGTGAGTGAGCAGCCAGAGCATTATTAGCAACAGTCAGGTTAGCGTTGAAGTAAGCGTTCATCACGCTTATGTCCATTTTCTTGATCAGGCCGGCATCGCTGACCAATATCTCGTCAGTACCCGCCAGGGCGCTTGATAGGGTCGTTGCCATGCCTGAAATTAGATTGTTCAGGTCCAGCCGTTTCAGAACACCACTGTCATTGACCAGGATCTCGTCGGTCCCGGCAATCCCGGATGGCAAATCCGTCTTCCCTGAAATAGCGACAGCCTGTAAAGTCGTAGCATTTTCCCCGGTCACATCCCCGGTGTGATTAGCATTAGTGTTCTTGGAGTTGTTGGTTGCGATGTTAGATTCCATCGTATCCAGGTTGACTGCCTGGCTGACGGTCAGGTGCTTGGTTAAGACCGCGATCTCGGCCAGGGCAGCTTCAACCTCGACTGCGGCCAGGTGTCCACCGGCATCGGTCACAGTCACATCGACTGCATTAGCCGATATGATTTCAAAGGCAGCTCCGTTGTAGATTTTCAGCTTGCTGATCGTGGTGTTCCAGTACAGGGCACCAGTCAGCAGGGCATTTCCATCGTTGTCGAGTGTCGGATCCGGGTTCGCTTTTGCGCCTAAGAACCGATCGTCGAAATCATCGAAGGAGGTCGCGGCCTTGGCTGCCCAGTGCAGGGCTGAGAATCCAACACCATCAACCGCTGAATCCTCGGCCTGCAACGCCCAGTCCTTTGCGGATCCTTCCGGGACCGCTGTTCCGAGCGCGTATTCCTTGGCCGACCATTCAGCGGTATCGACCTCGGCTCCGACCGATGTCGCCCATTCTTTCGCAGCGCCCTTGCCCACCGTGGCTGTAACCCCGGTGCCACCGATCGCGTAGGCCTTGGCTGATTGCTCGGCATCGTCCGCAGATCCATCGGTTTTGGTTGCCCACTCTTTCGCAGCTCCTTTGGCGGCAACTCCACTAACCCCTGTACCGCCCACTGCATACGCTTTAGCCGAGTGTTCTGCATCGTCCGCAGTTCCATTAACCTTGGTCGCCCAGTCCTTTGCATGGCCCTTGGCGGCAGCGCCAGTGACGCCTGTACCACCAATGGCGTAGGCCCTGGAGGAATAGTCAGTTGCATCGACAATACCATCAACCTTCGATGCCCAGTTCATCGCCTGCGCGGAGTCCAGCAATAACGTCCAGTTCGCCGTATCCACCAGGATGGTCCCGGTCGAAGTATGCGCGGTGCTACAAATGTAAAGGTTATCCAGGCCAATCCTGGCGAACGAGTCAATTACAATATCGCGAAGCACATAGGCGGTGCCGGCTGCATCAACATGATTCCCTTTGAAAGTGCCTAAGTCTTGTGAAGCGGCGAGATCTCCATTGACATCGAATGACAGGGTTTTGTTTGCCCTGGCTGCCGCGTTCAAAGCGACATCTACTATCCCTGGAGCATTGGTAACCTGGATTGATTTATTGACCTCGGCTTCAATCAGATCCATGCCGGCATCGACACCATCAAAATTTGCATTTACATCCTCGGCTTTCGCAAGTGTGCCCGAGGTCATTCTTGTAACGAAGTTCCAGAAAGTAGACATTTATCTCACCAGGTTCCGAAGGATGTAATGATAGGTTGCCGCGTATAGAATATGCGGCGCAGTGTATGTGTCGGATGAAGATATTTGCAACCCGATGTTTCGACCCACTCCATCAACATCTCCTTCCACCCTGGTAATATCTTCGGCTGCCCAGGCAAACTGGTTCCAGGTTGCGCTATCCCAAAACGACCCGCCGGCTGTCAATGACTTGGTTAGAGTAATCCCCGCTGGCGATCGCCCGGAGCTGTAATCGATAATCGCGTTGTAACTGAGCGTGGCGCCATCAGACCCATCAGCCTCGATCACCAGTTTCTTATATTGCTTATCGTGGCTCGGAGATCCGTTGTTGTTGTAGACCAGGACGAAGGTTGCATCGACTGGATCACCGTTAAACGAAGTTCCTTTGTCCATCTGATACACAAAGCCATCATCGGACCCGAAGAAAACGATTTCGTTGCCGGCGGCGTCCTCACCATTGGAGGTACACTTTGCGACATTCGATGTACCGGCGGAGTTCTTGTAAGCGAAGGCAGTGAACCCAGACAGTTCCTTTCCATTAAATGTCGCTACAACCCCGGTCCCATCGTCGAAGAATAGTCGCACCTGGCTTTTGGCCCTGACAATAATTGAGGCGGTCACCGAGTTTTTATACTCTTTGACCAGCGGTTCGATTACCTGGCTGAACGGGGTTGTCGCGAAGTCGCCAAACTCCTGGACCGCATCCATACTCACCCACCCTCGATCGTCCAGGTACTTGGTAGCACCCATGCGCTGAATCGTATCCGGGATCCCGCCCATTTCTGTTGACACGACTTTCAGGTCCCAGGGTAATGCCACTGTATTCTTGCCATGAAGGGCGAAGGTTCTATTCCGGCAGACAATAGCCAGGGCTCCACCAACTTCCTTTTTCAATCCAACAATGTCATCACCGCACCCAATCTCCGCAGCTCCACCGCCGGCCCATACATAGGGATCCCCGGTCGCAGAGTTTTGCAGGGAGCCATTGGCAAACGCGAGCTGCAAGTGAAATTCATTTGCCTCCAGGTGCTCTGGCTTATCAACTACATTCCCGGTCAGTATCGGAACGAATGTTGTGCCATCCCATTCAAATGCCTCGCTCACTCCATTGACACCATACATGCGTTGAGTCTTGGTGGACCCGAAGAAATTGTCATTAATGAATTCGTACTTTCCGAGCGGAGCCAGGGTGTTCGCGACCTCGGCCCCGGAGAGTGTTGCGGATCCGGACGCGGAAGTTCCAACGCCCGAGGCGTAAGGTCCAGAAGTCACAGTCCCGATCACTAGGTATCCAACAGCATCGCTGCCGGCGAAGGTCCCTGACTGTAAAACGATTCGGTTGATCGTCGAGGTCGTGCCGGTCTGCGTTAGTGTCTCGCCTTCCAGGAAGGCCGCTGTCCCGAGCGTGAACGCGACCCGGTTTCCAAGAGCCTGGAGCACCCACCCGGTAGTCGATTCCTTGTACATCAACCCGGCAGTCATAGCAGCGTTATCCCTGAAAGCATAGGTGATTCCCATATAGGTATGAACTCCCCGGACATGAGCGGATCCGTCACCAGCTCCGGGCGCTGCAACCAGGGCCCTCTGGGTTTCGATCGCATCCTGGGCGTAGGTGGCATCGAGGGCCGCGGTCGGAGCTCCGCGCAGAATTGCGTCCTTGTCGGCCTCTGCTTTCTTCACTGCACTGACTTCCAGGTTCTCGTCGTCAGTGAACGGCCCTCCGGTGACGTTTGTCAGGACCACATAACCGCCCCTGGTGGACGCTGCAACCTCGGTCCTGGTGTACTTACCCACAACGCTACCGATCTCGGACTGGGCCCCCCAGGCGATGACCGAGCCTACTGTCGCAACGCTTTGAACCCAGGTGGCGGACGCCCCTATGGATGGGTAAAATTCAACGTTGCAGGTAGTATTTAAAGCATCCTGGGATTTTGCAGTGAGAGTAACGCGCCACCAGAGCGGGTCAGTATCAGTGACAACGGTTCCAACTGCCGATGGATCAGTGGCGACAACCTGGCTCTCTCCGGTCGCAGTATCAAATGAAAGCTCATTAAGCTCTACCGTGGACCCGCTGAATCTAGCTACAAGTAATGGAAACCGGGTGGTCCTTCCTATCGCATCCTTGAGAATAAAGATCGAAATTGTGTAAGTATTACCAACGGCAAACGAGGCGATATTTTGCTGGTATGATTCAAAGGCAGCGGCATCATTGTCCTCAAGTGTATCGGCAGTCGTGGTTCCATCAGGCGCGAGCGTCGAGTTTACCGTGGTGACAGGCGTTCCGCCTTTCGCCCAGTCGGCATGGTCAAACTGCTCGGAGTGTTTCAGGCCGTTGGTAGTCCCAGGCACATCGGTCAGGACCTTGCCGGTGGCCCCGGAGCTGGCCCCGGTCACGGTCGCATCGTCGGCCATCACCGCTGTTCGGATATCGTAGTGCAGAACCCAGTAGGCCGCATCGGAAGGGGAGGTACGGCCATCGAAAACTTCGTAGCCATCCATACGGCGATAACCATCGCGAGTCTGCAATTCGTAATTGACGGAAGCCAGGCACATGCCTGGAGGGAGATCTATCGGAGCATCGACCAGGTTAATCCCGCCCTTGAGCGCGAATGAATCGGTATCTACATTACCCCTGGGCCTTCGCGCCAGGCTTGACTTTCTCATTAAGCAAGGCCCTCACGGTCCTCGCTAAAGTCCGGTAGTTGCTCGATTTCTAACCGGGTTAGCAAGGCATCAAATTTATCTTCGGCTTCTTCCAGAACCTCGGGAGCGTTCTGATAGTAGGCGTAATACTTGAGGGCTTGCCATACGATTAGTATGTGAAAGTCGTCGGGGAGATTGGTCGGTACATCAGCATCGGCTGTAAATAGTTGAGCCACCTTTTTGTACTCGCCATCGACGGTGTAAACCTTATCGGGCGCCGGCTGCATCCTGATCGAGTTGTTTGGCAGTATAGTCCACAACACTGGTCGTCCGTCAGCCAGGACATCCATGCCGGCCCGGTAGGCTGTTCGCCAATCGGCGTAGCTGGTATATGGCAGGTGATTCTGGTCGCTCGCCCCGACCGCGTTCTCGTAAATAAGCAGTGAGCCCTGGTCCCATTGGTTCATATCGGTGATCGATACATCACCAGGCGCATAGTCCCTGGTGGTAGCGGCTGTATTGAAGGTGAGGAAGGAGTGCATGAACTTCCAGTTTGGCCGCATGATCTGGATATCTTCCCAGGCCTGTGCAACCCAGTCCACTACCCGCAGCAACTGGCCGGCTTGGCCGGTCACCTGGGTAGGCCCTGAACCAGCCATGCCGGCTTCCTGCCGAAGTCGAACGCATAGTTGCAGGTACGTCATTTACGCTGCGATTACCTGGAAGGGATAGGCCAGAACATCTTCGTGCAAGATCTCCCCGGTATCTACGTCCTGGGTGACAATATCCTGCATTGCGTTTTTCAGGACCTCGACTACAGACGGCGGAACCTTGATGTTAATGCCGCGTGGGATCGTGTATCCGACTCCCTGGACACCTACAAAAACCGGAACAGAACCATCCTTCTTTTCGGTCTTGGCAATGTTGATGGTGACGTACTTGACGCCAGCGGTCTTCTTGCCGGAAACTTCGCCGACCGGGGCCTCGATATCGTTCTTCGCACAATGCTTGATGATATGATCACGCATTGTGTCTTCGCCCATAGATAACGAGAGGGCCAGGCCATACTTCTCCTTGGCATGAAATTTCAGTTGGTATTTATCGGCGGTTGCTAAATTAAAATCAGTCATAAAAACTCCAGCTTCAAGCGCCCTTACGGGGGCTGTTTAGTGACCGGCCCACTCATTTGGAACCGGTCACAGGGATCGCGAGGCCTCACGGCCTTGCACTACCAAGTCAGATAAGCTGTCGCTTATCCAACGGACCTCTTAAACTTCAACAATACTCGCTACAGTCGGAGGACAAACCGAGATATCGAAGAATGTTGCTGTTCGACCTGTCGCGGTTAAATCGCCGTTTGCTGCTGTGTTGTTGCCCCACTGGAATGTTGCTGTATCAGTCGGACCACGAACCAGCTTGACCAGACCAAATGGCGCATATCCCGAAGGACAGGCCAGGGTGAAATCAGCATCATCCGTGGCAGCCGCTACATCAACAGACGCTTCGACCGCATAAGCCACATTACCCAGGCACGCAAGGATCAGGATTAGCGTTTGATTTGCGTCACCCGCGGCGCGAGCCGCGTAGGTCTTCAAAGATCCAGCCGCACCCACTACACCAGTCTTGCCGTTCAGTACCGACAACGCACTGATATCAATCTCCGCATCGATCGCGAAGTCAGTTTGGAAGACTCCATTGACCATGTGGACTACAGCAGCCGTGGTTAAGACGTTCTCGATATTAACCCCATGAATGGCGACCAAACCAGCAGTCAGAGATCGAGTTCCGATAGAATCACGGATACTCGCGTTTGTTACATTACCTAATTCACTACCCATCTTAATTTCCTCAGTGACAGCGCGGAGCTAATCACAATCGGTTTAAAAAGGATCCCGCCCCGGAGAGCAGGATCCGCGTTTCAGCTATCGATTAAGATACGCCGTTGAGATCTGTTGCTCCTACTTCCATACGAACCAGCCAGGCCTGGTTCAATACAACTGCTACGAACCAGGTTTTCCAGCCAACGTATCCACGCTGGCCAAGTGGATCCGACTTACTGGCAACACCAGGGTTGAGAACTGTCGGATGAATCGCACCTGCACCGCGTAATGGGATTAAGCCATACGCTTCCTTGGCACAGACAACAACCGGGTAAACGTCCACGTTCACACCAGCAGAAGACACCATGCCGTTCAGTGTTGCACTACCGCCTGCCAGGAAAGGATCCAGGAGCGGAGTGAGGATGTAACGGACGGTTTCCACCTTGCCGATTTCATAAGGCAGGGCCGACATTGAACCATACTTCTCGCATGGAACGAATCCAGGAATGTCGCGAATGTCGGCATCGAGGTCGGTATGACCGAACGCCAGGTAAGCCGGCGCCATCGCCTCAGTGCCGTACTGCACACTGGAGCTCATTTTGGTGCTCATTACGCGACCGCGTTGGGCTTTCAGGAACCTGGTGCAGGTACGCTGCGCGTTCAAGCTGATCGCATCGTTTACATCGGTCCTAACAGTGTCAGCAGCAGCGCCATAGACCACGTTGGTTCCTGCTTTGATGATTCCCCAGGTGACCATTTCGATGGTCTCTGCGGCTTGCTCACCAGCCAGCACGGACATATCTTTCAGAACAGGATCTTCTGACAGATCATCCACGCGATCGGTGATCTCCGCCAGGTCGCCGTATTGGCCCATTGTTGCCGGCACATCGACGTAACTGGTTTTGTGACTGGTAGGCGTGACGCCCTCAGTCAGGGTTGTTGTGGATACCACATACGGAACTGGCCGGCGGAATTTCACCTGCTCGGCTTTGTTCTTCGGCATCGGTTTGGATTGGCCATAGTCGCTAAGTACGATTATGGGACGAGCGTGTTCCAGCATTTCTGTTGCTGCCCACGCGGCGGTACGTTGATTGATATCACCGTAAGTTGAACCGGCCATCTTATTTCTCCTGTCTCACGACAGTAAATGTTTCAATTAATAGGCACTATGCCGTTGCGCGTTGTGCGTCTTTCCTTTTGGCAAATGAATCAAAGGCGGCTTCAAAATCACCCTTGGGTTCGGCCCCTGCATCGATCTTAGCATTTCTGCTTTCGACGGTGGTTCCGTCTGCAAGTTGTTGAGCTCGCTTTTTCGCCAGGTTAGTCGCTTCGGATCCATCCGGATTTTCTTCCAGCTTCGACGCCGGTTCTGGGGTCGCTTTCAATGTTGGCTTGCCGTTTGCAACCAGGTGCTCGTCGTACATACTGATCAGTGCGGACGCATCTTTCGTGTCGTCACTCTCGGATAGTGCGGCGATCCCCGGTGGCTGCTGTACTAGCCAGTCCACGAATTCTTGTGTTTGTACTGCGGCAGACCACTCGGGATAAGTCTTGGCCACTTCGGCTACTTTTCCTTGTGTAACATTTGCCGCTGTATCGTTGTCTATTTGCGCCTGCTTAGTAACCACAGGGGCCAGGGTTTGATCGAGACTATTCTGTATTCCCTTCCCGGCCATTTCCAGGCGACCATCGATCGCCTTCGCTACTTCCGGGTAATCTTCTTTGAACTGATCCCATGACTCATTGGATCCTTTCATCGCATTTGCGATTTGGTTAGGTGTTGGTTTGGCGGGGGCAGGCCCGGCCCTGAGATTACTGTTTTCCTGTTTCAGGGTTTTAACCTGGCGCTGGAAGGCGGCGACACGGCCATTGTCACTATTGAGGCGGTGGTTGAGCTTGGTATTACTTTCTTCTATTTCGATGAACTTGGCCTTCGCGGCCTCGCTCATTCCTTCATACGGATCCGGGTCTGGATCGGCATCAATCGGTTCAACTGGATCGGGCTCGGGGTCCGGATCCATATCTTTTGCTTTAATGGCATCGGAGGAGCCGTCCGTGGCATCTTCGGCGGCGGCGGCGTCCAGGTCAGGCTCTTCGGTTTGTAACTTTGCATCGGCAATCTTGTCGAACTCGTCTTCAAAATCAGTCGATTCGTCTACTACCTCTGACTCTTGTGCTTTGGCTTTTGCCATTTATATCTCCAGCGGATCATCACGATCGGCGTTACATGAGTGTTATACAACTAATCCCTTAATGAATCAATTAACAGTTCGTTACCCTCATGTTCAAAATTTTAATGTAACATTCCATTGTAGACTCCTGGGCCGATAGCAGCATAATATCCGCGGTCGGTAACATGGAATGTTTATCAGTTGTCTGGAAGAGTTGAAGTTTCTGGAGCCGGACGATCGCCTCGTTACGCTCCTGGACCAGACGGTCCTGCCAGGTGTCGCTCATGGTGTGCCCTCCCCGAGGCCGTAGTTTGCAGTCTCGCCCATATCCTTTTTGACCTTGAGCTCTTCGTAGAATTTCTTGATGTCCCAGTCAACCTTATACTTCTTGATGCCCATATCCTGTCGCACCTGCTCCAGGTTGATCTGGCCATCGGCTGCAATCTTCGTCAGCTCTACCTCGCGGCTGATCATCGCGAGCTGGCGCTCGCCTTCCAGGATGGTCATCTTGACATCGGCTTCCATCTGGAACTTCCGGATGTTGCCATCGATCTCCATCTGCTTCAATTGCATCTTGGCTTCCATCTCTTGCTGGATCGGATCCGGCGGCGGGTTCGTCTTGGCTTCCTCGGCTGCTACCTCAGCGGCGCCATCGGTCCGCATAACATCGTCAACAGAGACTTGCATCCCCTTGGCCATGTTCTTGAGCACGCCCCTGGTAATCAGCTCTTCGGGTCCACCAGGCATCGACATGGCTGCATTGATAAATTCCATAATGTTCCGGGCCTGCATCTCCCGGACCAGGAGAACGGAAGTTCCGCGAGCATCGGCGCTGTAGTCGCCCTTGATCTCGCCCTTCTGGTTGAACTGCATATTCCAGTCATAGAACCTGGTAATAAAAGGATTGGTGATATCGTCATCGAAATTCTTGACGGCACGGCGCATCATTATGTTGTTGGCGCCCATCCACAATGCGGTCCCGCCGAGCGTCTTGAGCATGGCCGGCTGAGTCTGGTCGCCAGGCTGGCCACCCATCTGCATCTGTGGAACGCTGGTTTCTTCATCTGCCAGGCGGTGAGCCATTTCAAATATGGCTGTCAATTCCTGCTGGCGGGAATCGATGTTGAATGTCTGCATTGCGTAGTCGGCCCGGAACTTCGGATCCTTCGAAGTCATCCACCAGATCTTGCGCGGGGTCAATTCCCAAGCGCCATTAGACGGCTCGACCAGGCTCTTGTTAATGAGGATCTGCGGCCCGGTTGATAGTGCAGCGTTATCGAGCACCATGCGCCAGCTCGCGTTCATTACTTTCTGCGGGGCCCTCATGCGATACGGGACACCGAACCCGAACACATGGGTATCATCTTTCTCCCAGTTCAGGACATTGTAAGGCAGTTCGTTTGAGTCCATGTGGTTCAACCCGACATTCATTACAGTGCCGTTGCAAAACCAGACATGGCCTTCATACTCTTCCAGGGTATTATCCATATCGATGCCCTCGCAGCCACAGGCCTCCAGGTCTTCTTTCTTGATGGGTCCGTGATACTCCAGGACCTCATATCGATTGTCATGCTGGATCTGGGTGATGCCGTTGATCTCGCGGAGCTCATTCAGATAAGAGATATCAGCAGCTCTCGCGTTCGGTTCGCTTTGCAGGACCCTGGCAACCTGGGCAACCATAAAGCCAGGCTGCTTCGCCAGGGTTCTTAATTCTTTTTTGATCATCATGTGACGTTCGAAGGTGAACTCACAGTCCTCCCATCGAGTCGCGGCCATATCCGGAAAGAAGTTCCAGGGATCCACTTCGGTTGCGGTTGGCTTGTATTCTTCCTGGGTGCTGAGACCCCAATTACCATCTGGCTGCTCGATCCAGGCTTTCTTCGCCCGTTGCTCGACCATCGGCCCTTTTATAATCCCGGTGCCCATGACGACCGCGTTGTGGATTACATCGCGACAGGTCCCATTGTAATTAGTCTCGGTGAGCTGGTCGTCGATCTCGTCCTCCATCAGCTTCGCGGACTTGATCGCTTTCTTCATGGTCTCTTCGGCCAGGTCCTTTTCCTTGTAGGGCTCGTCGTTATTAGCTGGATCCGTGGGCGTGGCACCATTGGCAAGCTGGAGAACTTTATCGCTGGTTAGAGCCTCTACCAATGAAGGCACTGGTGTCGGTTTGATTCCCCAGTTCCGATCATCTGTGGGTAGTACCAGGTCGGACCATTTTGATTCAGCGGTATTGCATTTGGCCCTGGTGAGATTAACAAAGATCCTGGATCCTTTTTTATTGTCATCGAGCTTGGCCATTGTATCTTTGTCGTACACTCCGTTGTAGTGCCTGAGATCATCGAGCCATCGCTGCTCGATTTCTTCCTTTAGGCTGACCTGCTTGTTGAATAGTGCTTGGAGCCCACCACCGAAGACCTGGACCATTTCCTCGATCTGTCGCTGCGCTTCCTCTTCATCGAATGTGTCATCGACCTGCCCTCCATCGTCCTGGCGTACCTCTTCGGCAATTGGTTGGATCGGCACGCTGGATGTATTAGACGAAGTAGGTGGCATAGCTTGGGCCCTTATCGTGGAAGGATTCTTGCATCATATACATTCAACCTTATAACGCAACCGTGACTTTCTCTTAACAGTGCTTTGGATCCCACCGGTTCAGCCAGTTGCAAACCCAGTCCGCGAACGCCTTGCGCCGGCCAGTACCGGTTCGCCTGTATCGCTTTAGCCTGTTGGTCGTTGGCTCGTACCAGGTCAGCGGGGTATCAGGCCAGAACACGATCGACATGATGGTCCAGTTGAACAACAGGTTGCAAGCCCAGTACGGGATCCCGAGCACGATCTTGGTGGGTATCGCCAGGGCAGTATCCTCGACCCAGGCCCAGACCGTCATTAGCACGGCGAACCCGATCATTAGGAGCACGAAGTAAGCCGCACAGTAAAATATAAAATCTATAAATGCTTGAATGATCATGCTGCTTTACCTTTTGGATCTGGGTTTGGGTCAGGACTCCTGCATTGATGGCAATAATCTATCATTTCACCCTTGAATAGATGGAAATAAAGATTATCACAGCCGGGCTTCTTACACTCTCTTTTCAAACCCCTGGCTTCATTGTCCGCACGGCTGCTCATTTTACCCATGTTGGTTACACCTGGTAGTCGATTGTCTTAATTGCCTGTTGCGCTTTCCGTTTCTGGAGATTCGGTGCTGCAACCGGCTCGGCAAATGTTAATGCTCCTGCATCGAAAAAGTCCGGTGAGATCAGTTTCCGGACCCCGGTGATGTGGTCCTTGCTCTCCAGGAGATATCGGCCCGAGCTGTCGTATCCGTACTGTGGACAGCAGAAGTCAGCCTGGAGAACATCCTTGTCCTCGACATCAACGCCACCATCCTGTTCAAACCAATTGCGCAAGTTTACACCCATTTCCGCTCGCTTGTTAGCGTATCGATCTTCTTCTAGTGCTCGCCTGGCGCTGTCAACGCCGATCACCCTGGCGGTGCCAGGATCACAGAAACCCAACTCTTCCAGGCGATCGTAGATCCCGGCGCCCAGGCCACCCATATCAACGAACAGCATGTCAACGTCCGATGGCGCCGCTGTCACCGGGTCCTGGAGGATTCTAACGCAGTACCCGACGAGCTCCATCGTCGTTTTCTTTCGATAGAACTTCGATCCGTACATCTTGCGGCCATTGCGATGGATGAAGGCAGCCCGGTCCTTGCCAAACCTGGCGGGGTCCAGGGCAACGATATGAGCCCCGGTCATTGGCTTTTCAGTCTTCCTGGCAGCCAGGACATACTTCGGATCGATCAGGGACTCTTCGCCAGAAGTCTGGAACGCCTCCGCGGCGGTGAACGGATACTCTTGTTTGAATCGCCAGTGCCCTTCCTCGCCACCAGTCGCGAGCTCGGCGATCTTCTGGCGCCTCCAGTTCAGGTGCTCGGAAGTCAGGCCTTCCTTTTTGAAATTGTTAAGCAGTTCGAACTCTTCGTGCGTTAGATCGAAATCATCATCGCAGGCCAGGGCATATTCATCCTGCCAGAACCAGGGCAGGAAGACAGCGATGTAACCGCTCTCGCCTTTCTCCGCGAGCTGCCATTGAGTATGAAAGTAATTGCCGATACCGTTGGCGGTAGACTCCAGGAAGATCTCGGTGCCATCGGATAACGGCACGCCCTGGAGCACTCCAGTCGCGTGGGTATCGGCGTGCGGCCAGAACGCGACCTCGGATCCGTGAAAGTATTGTGGTGTCGAGGATCGACCCACAGCCTTGGTGCCGGCAGTACCAACAGCATAGCCGCTATCCAGGGCGGAGAACGATAGCTCCTTGGCCGACTCTGATTTAGTCTCTGGCTTTACGATACTCAGGCAGTTGTCATGGTATCGCTGCGCCATTTCGAACAGGGTTGAGGTCGCCTTGTCTTCGTGCGTAAGAATGAAAGCCCGGACGCCAGTGCGATGGGTTACCTTCCAGTAGAACCGGCCCTCGATGTACGTTGAGATACCTTGCTGCCGGCCCTTGAGTACCAGGATCCGGATCCGGCCTATTTGTTCTAACTGCCTTTCAGCAACACGATGAAGGAATAACTGTGCCTGGTTCAATTCCAATGGTATCAGGCTACCTGCCTTCGGTCTGATCTTGAGGGCTTTGGGCGCGTAGTATTCGAAATTATCCTTGTACCGATCGCGAACTATCTTCGCGGCTTTGCTCACCAGGTCTATTACCGGCTCATTCATTTAGCAGCCGCAAGTAATATAGCCAGCTCGGCCTCACAGTCCTTGATGTATTGTTCGTGTGCCGGAGTAGTGACATTGGCTGTGACCGACGACAACCTGGGATGGAGATATGGCGCTGCTTTCTCGGCTGCCCAGTCGCGGCGGTCCATGATTATTTTATATTTAACCATGAACTCTTCCGAGGAGATCTTCTTCGCCTTGAGATCCTTGACCAAATGTTCAGGCGTTTCATTCAGGACCTCGATCATATATTCCAGCGGCGTGATCTTACCAGCATCAGCGGCCAGGTCATCAGCAATGCCGGCGGTCCTTTGTTTTGCCGGGCCTGGCTTTCTACCGGATCCAGCACGCTTCCCACCGTTCTTTTTACGCTTGTCGCCGGGCTTCATCTTCGGCTTGGGTTTTGAAACAGGGGTCGAATCAATCTTTTCAATCTTAGGTGTTGGGCGCTTGATCTTAACAGTCTTGCCGGCTGCCTTCGGTAGTTTGCGGACGTTTGGTTTCTTCTGCGTTACCACGGATCTTTACCTCATGCGGCTCTCGCGAGCGGCGTGGACCTACTTAATACAATCTTTACCCAGGTGGGTCAACTATTTGTCCTAATCAATAAACTTAGCTCATTCATTGTCGAAGCCATAGATATCACCTTGGAGAGGTTGATATTTAAGCTCTTCGTTCTCTTTCTCCAGCTCCTCAATCCTGTCTGCTGCTTCAAAGAACATATCTGTTTCCCAATGGAGGGCTACTGACATAGCACCGGCTTGTTCTCGTACCCGTTCAACTAGAGTCGAGAGACAGCGAGAATAATCGGTCATATCAATCATTCTCCCGCTTTATTCCGAGAAGATCCTCCCGCTTTATTCCGAAAAGATTCTTCCACTTTATGTCGCTGGGAGAATCTTCTCGGAAAACACTTTTAGAGTCATTTAATAATGCTTCCAACTCCTCTATCCTGTCTGCTGCTTCGAGACATAATGGTTCTATGTGCCCATGTAAGCGAGGCCAAGAGCGTAATCGTTTAACTAGATCATTCATTCTGGTGGCTCCGGTAGTAAAAGCTTCATATTGTCTCGGGCGTATTCTAATCTGGCATTTATACCCCTTTGCCAATGG